TGGATTTAAAGGTAATTCAACTTCATTAAAATTAACTGGTTTAACCATTGGTATTTTATATTTTAAACACCCTCTAGAACCAAAAGTCAAATCATCGATTAATTTACTAGTCTCAACCACCTTAAATGAATGGTCTGGTTTTAATTTAATTCTTTTACCATCTTTCCATGAAGACCTATTACGTTGATTAATTGAGTTAACTGCCCATAAGTGTTCTTTATCACACATTACAGATGTTCCATCATTAAAAGTAACTTTATATATACCCCTAACACCTTGTGGGTAAACACCCAATACTTTAGTTGGTTCACCTACCCTAGAAATTACATAATCACCAACTTTTATATCGGCCATTAATTTATAACCATCTGGTGTGTATACTTTAGATGAGTTACTTAAGCTCTTACCTACCCCAAAAGGAGCCAGTATAACTGCTAATTCTCCTTTGGATAATCCACCATCCATGATTTCATCTAATCCTTTGATACCAGTTGGTATTGGTTTTCTAAAATCCTCATCTAATACACTTTCAAGGTCGTGTAAGACATCCATTCCGTCATCTTTACTATCACCATGTTCCAACGCTTTTCTTAAGATAGATTCACATTTTTCATACTCATCAGTATCACCTTTATCGATAATCGCAGCAATTTGTTTTATTGATTTTTTAAGTTCTTGAGTTTTGCAAAACTTCATTGCAACTTCTTGAACTTTCAATGTATCATTAAGACTTGTTTCTTTGATTCTTTTTAATTGACCTAAAACATACTTCCTTGTTTGTGGATTTGTGATGTTATCTAACATTCTGAATTCAATACTACTAAAATCTGGGATAATATCGTATTCTTCTTTGGCATCTTTTATAGCGACAGTTATCAACTTTAAATGTTCATCCTTGAAATAATTAGCATCAAGAATATCAATGATTGAATTAGCAAATCTTTTATCTGTTAAGATTTGTGCTAATAATTTATACTGATAATCAAACCCTAAGAATTCTAACGTATCTTTTTCTATCTTTGCCATGTATTATGTTATTTTTATTTTAAAACTTTTGTATTAATAAATATACTAGACTGCTAAGTTTGTCTCTAAAATTGTATATTTTTTTTGTGCCAAAGAATATCTAATCTCATTAATTATTGATGGGATGATTTCTTTAATATCTACTGAATACCTAACCTTTGGTGGGAATAGATTACCAGAGAATATACCTTTAGAGATTACTTTTTTATCTACTTTGATTTCAAATTGAAAGTTATCAATTTTATCAGTTGATGTTTTAGTAGTCTCATCTTTTTGAATATGATATGGATTATAATTATCCCATAAATAAGTTTGAGCTTTTTTCTTTAAGAAGTTAGGTATGATACCTAATCTACCAAAATCCCCATTGTTTACACCTATGATATTATCCATAAGGTCTTTTAACTCTAATGACTTAACTGAATCTTCGTTGAAGTTTCTGATGTCAAAAAATCTTTGACAAATGATATGGTCATTAATAAATAATACGAATTCAAATCTTTGTTCTTCGAATTTTCTTGTATTTTCAGTATTTTTTGTTTCTGTTTTTCTAGTTTCTGTTGTTGCCATGTTAATTGTTTTTAGGACTTGTTATTTCTCTTTTTAATAAACTTTTAAAAGGGACTAAAAAATCTTGATATCGGTATTCACCCATTTCTTTATCTAACCCATCTTTTACCATCATATCATAAACTTCTTTGAACTCAAATTCATCTATGAAACCCACAATTAATTCTTCTAATTGCTCTACACCATCTTGTGTCATCATTGGTTCTTTTAGGTTTACCAATTTATGATTAATCTCATAAAGTTTTTTACCTTGAACACCTTCTGTAACACAATTAACAATATTATCTAATATCTTTAATGGTTTCTTCTTGTTTTCTGTTCTTTCTAATTGTTGCCTTTTAGCTTCATCTATTATTTCGTTTAAAGTTAATTTCCTTTCACTTAACATTGGGAATAGATTAATTAGTGTTTTCTCTTTTAGCCCTTTTATACCACTTATGGTATCGCTATTATCACCAATCATTGTTTTAACCAATGCACCATTTTCGTAACTATAGCAAAAGTACGATAAAAAATTGGTGTTGTCAACATAATTCTTAATTGATTTGTCACAAAAGTAAATTTTTACATCTTTATCAATCAATTGAGCCATGTCTCTATCGTTTGTAACAATAGTAATCTTTTCATTTGGTTGTTTCTTTAGACAGTAGTAGGCTATGAAGTCGTCTCCTTCAATAACTTCATGTTTAAGCTGTCTTATATGCATTTCATTGAGATAATCCCATACACGTCTTCTTTGAAGCAATTCATCCTCATCTGTAGGTTGAGTTCCAGTTTCGTAGTTTTTACCACGACCACTTTTGTATGGTTTGTAAATGTCATATCTTAACTTACCACTAAAGTTACCATCCCAAAACACATATACTCTATGGTATAAGTCTTCAGTTAGCATCTTTCGTAGTATTGTAAGAAATTGGTAAACACCACCTATGGGTTTACCTTCTGAATTATACATGCTTTTGGCCCCGAAAAAACCCGTCTTAAATAGGGCATTTCCGTCGACCAAAAGTGTATTTGTTAATTTAATTTGTTTTTCACCACTACGTGGAGGTCTTTTGTTCATCTTAGAACATTTAAAAGGTTAATACTATTCTCTGATATCGTCACCTTCCATGGTTCCTTCAGTTTCAGTGTATTCTAACTCAACATCATAACTAACATTCAATGCATCGTGTATGAATTTTCTATTTTTTGTTTTATAAGCATCCAACTCATCTGGATTAACATATCCATGTGGTGTTGAAGCAATCGTACCGTTTCTTTCAATACCAGTTACGTGGTTTTTCTCACATCTGATTTTTGCTTCAGTTCCATATTGGAAATCTTGATTCAATGCTTTAGCTGTTAATTTTTTAGTTCCATGTGTTAATATACCACCGATGTGAACAATGATTCTTGAATTAAAAAACATGAACTCACCACCTTTATGTTTAACAACAGTTCCATTCATGTTATCTAACCAAATCTTTTGAACACAAATCATAGTGTTTGTGTATTCACTTTCTTCAGAACGACTAGATGGAATTTTAAAGTTTACAATCGCTTGGAATGCACCCATTGCACCAGCGTTCCACATATTGTTTGATGTGTTAGAGCAAGCAGATTTATAACAGTTAAGCGTACCAATTGAATCCCATAGAAAACACATGTTTTTATTGATGATACCCTCTTCTTGGTTTTGAATCATTTCACTAATGAATAATGAAACATCCTCAATAACTGGTTCAAGTCTTGTAGGTTTAGTCATCATTTTACTTTCTTGGTGATTATAGTTTTTATAACGGTTGTACAAATCACTACTTCTCATAAGGATGAATCCGTCTGGTTTTTCAGTTATCTCACCAGTTTTCTCATCAACAATCTCTTTGAATTTAACACCTACTTGTTTTGCGTGTTCTGTATTCCAGTTACCTTCAGTTTCAATAACAATAGCTAAGTCACCAATTTTTTGACAACCAGCAATTGCTTCGTAAAAAGCTGTAGATTTACCAGTATTTGAGTAACCTCTAACTAGAGATACGTAACCACGTGGAAACCCTGGTAATTTTAAAGCATCATGCCATGCTTTTGATAATGGAACCCAAGATAATTCTTTATCTTTTGGTTCTGAGTTAATTTTTTCTGATTCTAAAAACGCATCTAAATCAAATGGTTTTTTTTCAATCGCTTTTTTTTCTGGTTTCTTTGCCATGTGTATTTATTATTAGAATTATAATTATATTAGAGAAAAAAAGGGGTAATCACTTACCCCTTTTTAATTTGTTTACCATATTAAAATGGTAGTTCGTCTTCTTCTTTTTCTACTTCAGCATTTACAGTTTTAGTAACTGGTGATTTTGTAGTTGAAGCGGTAACGTTAGCTTTTACATTTTCAACACCGATTGTGATTTCTTCTTCGATTCCATCACCACCTTCAGTTTTTGATGCTTTGTCAACAAAACGTTTTTCATCTTTATCCCACATTGGAGTACCACCTTTAACAACGATTTCCATGAAGTCATATGATTTAACAGCATATACCTTTTCCCAAGTTCTATCATCCGCTAACCATTCAGCTGCTAAATCAGCATCTTCTGATAATGGAGATGGGTCTAAGTGAGATATAGAAGAAACGGTTGGTTTCCCTAATTGATTTCTGTTGATTGTGATAGATAAGTCACGACCAGTTTCTGGGTGGGTAACATCTTTTTTGATTGCTAATAATACACCTTGAATCTTGTCTAAGATACCTTCTTTTCTCCAATCATGTGCAAAACGCCAGAATTTAACACCTTCTTCTTCTTTGTCTCTGTCGATAACTTTAACAACGTAGAATAATTTAGCATTGTATTTCTTAGCCAATTCTTTATCAGAATCTTTACCAGTTGCACGTAAAGCATCATTAGCTTCACAGAAAGGACATGCCTCGTCTTTTTCATGTTTCAAACATGGAAGTGTTTTCCACTCACCATCGATTTGAACTCGGTGACCATACATTTCAACAAATGGGCTTGAGCCATCTGATGTAGGTAAAACACGAATGTTTTTTGTTGCAGACTTTACACCCTCTTTGATGTATGTTGTAAAGTAGTTTTTTAAGTCGTATGTATTAGACTCACTTTGTTTTGTGTACTTAGGCTTGTTGTTTGCCTCATACTGTGCTAACATTGCAGCTAGCGGATTGTTTTGTTCACTCATCTTTGTTCTGTTTTTATTTATTCTGTTATTATTTGTTCCTTAATTATTAATTCATAATTACTTAGTTCACATTACAAATATACTAAACTTTTCTTAAAAGTCAAGCAAAATGTTAAGTTATTTTTAAACAATTATTATCTTTATTGATACAAATGTACAACATATAAAACGATATTGCAAGTAAAATATAAAAAATTTTTAATTAAAATAAAAAAAGACCCCTAATTGGAGTCTTTCTTATTGGTTTATAGTTGATTAGATATCTTCTTCTTCGTAATCATCATCTTTAACAGTGAAGCTTTGTTTAACATCACCTTCAGAATATGAATTCTCAACATCATCTTGTGTTAAGGTATAATCTTCTTTTTGTTCATTACCCATAACATCATAAGCACCTTTTTTGTCAGCCCAATAATCTGTTAGTTTTTGTGAGTAAGGATATGAACTCAAAGAACGCATCTCCAATTTCTCAACTGGTGTTGGGTTTCTTTTGATTATTTCTTGTTCTAATTCAGCAATTTTACCGCTAACAGCATCCATACTAGAAATGCGTGCTTCTAAATCAGATAATTTCTGTAAAAGCATTTCAGAATTTTGGCTAGCTTTATCAGCAGCATCTTTTGCTTCCTCAGAACCTTTTACTAATTCAGTTACATCAACTTCAACATCGTTGCTAGCTGGTTCAACTGGTGCTGGAGCTACTTCTGGCTCACCGCCTTGTTCACCACCAAAGTTTAATGAATCATCACCACCCATATCGCCACTAGTGTTATCACCTTCTGGTGCTTGTGGTGCTTCTGGTGTATTACCTTCTGGGGCATTACCATTATCTTCAGCTGGTGGTGTATCTAAACCTAATTCTTTAGATATATCATCTGCTGATTGTTCTGGTGATTCATCTTCTTCTTCGTCTAGTTGTCTATCACCTAGAATTAATTCATTATATTCTGGTAATTCTTGTTTTCCAGTATAAAAATTATAGTTTTCTAATAGTTTGAATCTATTAAGTTCTTCATTTAATAATTTTGGGTCAAATTTAGGTTTTCTACTCATTTTAATACTAGAATAATAATTGTCTACCGTCTTCGGTGATTATTTTTTTATTGATACGTTCAATAAGACTTTTGTCGCCTTTAATAACACAAACACCAGAACTACAATCTATATTTGGGTCTTGATTTTGTGTACCTAAAAAACCATCAAGAGCTGAATCCAACCCTTCGTTTTTAATATCGTTTTGTTTATTATTGTTATTACTCATACAAATTTAATTTATTTGATTGTTATCTTTGTATATAAATATCATAAAAACATTAAAAAACTCGTTCTATGTTTAAAAATACTAGTTCTTTACCTTTGGTTAGAATTAATTTGTTTTGGTACTCATCCCAATTTATAATTACACTACCATAATCAATATTACCAACATTATCACCACTCATAGAGTCGATTAACATATTTAATGCATTTATTGTGTATAACGCATTACCTTTTTTATGTATAGGTATTGCACTAGGGAATAGGTCTTTTAAATTTAGACGTTTGTTTTGTGGGATTACTAGTTTGAATGTCATAATCATTTTAGATTCATCATCTAGGTTCTTATAACAAAATACTTTTGTTTTAGGAATGCTGAATTTGTTTTCCAGATAATTTAAAAACCATTCAACTCTTTCATTGAAGATAAATGATGCTAGTAATATTGTTTTGTCCATTTCTTATTGAATATAGATAAGGTATAATTCGTATTTTACCATTTAAGATATCTACGATATTTTTATATTCTATAAGTATCTCTTCATCCCCCAAAAAGTCAGTACTTATACGCTTAATCTTATCTTTTAATTTAACAACATTCATACCCATATACTTAGCTAGTTTTAAATCTAACCCAAATATTATATTATCACTATATAGGTATAACATTTCGTTATGTATATATTTTTCTAACTATTTTTATCAAGGTTTGTTTCCTATATTGAATCAAATCAATAAAAACATAATTAATCTTTTTAATTAAATCGGTATATACTTTTGTTATAAACCAATCCAAATCTTGATTAAAGTTATCTCTTTTCTCAGTCTTTTTGAATGTCCAATACATGTTTTCTTCAACACATTTATCTAAAATATCAAAATCTGGATATAATGATTCGGTTAAATCAACACCAACTATCAATGTAGGTAAACCATGAATAATATTATCCATTGAATCAACCACGTTGAAATCTTGTGAAACATTTATACTATTTTTTGAGACTATATTCGCTATCATGTTGCAAATATACTAAAATAATTTTAATTAACCAAAATTATTTGGCTTTCCATCCATCTATTGCTGTTAACATTTGAACAACTCTGTTTGTGTATAAAACTGCATATTTATTTGTTGGTGTTATACCATTTATTTGTTGAGCATATTTAAAAGCTAAAGTTAAATAGTCGGTTATTGTATCTACATAATACATTTTTTGTAATGTCGCATTGGATTTATGTGTTTTAAAAATATAAGTCGCAATATTATAATCTAAATACATATCATCTATTTCTTTATTTGATATTTTTGTCGCGTCATTATCTGTAAATTTAGGACCTAACTTTTTGATTATTTTTTGTGTTTCATTTGAAAACCTATTTTTATCTTTAATTAATTCATTAAAAAATTCAATATAATTACTTCTACCAGTTAATTGTATTAGACCTCTACCCCTAAATTTATAAAAATCACATTCACGTATGATTACTTCTTTCGATGGTTTTATTGACACAATATCTTTGGGGTAATTCTTTAAACCACTTATTTTCCATCTAGTATCATTTTTATAATTATTAAATTTATCTTTAACACTTTTACTTTGAATATTAACATGTGAAGCAATAAATTGTTCATCTTTAAACAAATCACTCGCTAATTTATTTGGGTTACTTTCTTTTGAGTCACTTTTGTTATAGCGATACATATAATCTAAATAACCATCTTCTGTTATATTATATTGGAAAGTACCACCAGTTTCATTCAACATTATACACACCATTGCCACAAATTGAAGTATAGTTATATCATCCTTTTCTAACATAAGTTTTATCCTTTCATTAGTGAAAATATCTACTATATTTTTTTCTGATTGTTTTTTAATACTGGGTATTATAGTTAAATTCTGTACTTTTCCGTCTGAATCTCGATTAAAATAACCTTTACCACCTACAGATGCAATAAAAAAATCAGTAAATGTTTTTTTTGTATTAGGTTCCCAAAAATTTTTTAATAATTCACTCATGTGCTTTAATATTTAATATATTTTTTATTTTTATTATCAGCAAATTGTTTTGCATTTATTAAAGGTGCTAACTCTGCAATTGTTTTTGTTGCAACAGCTGAGCCAGTTGTGTTAGTTGCAGTTATTTCAATGTTTTCCAGTAATGACATGTATAGTTCAGCAGCATCTAATATTGGTGTTTCTGGGCTCCTAACTCTAACACCAGTAAAGTTTGTTGACATATAGTTAGGTTTGATACTATGTTTAACATGTGTAATCAAATAAGCACCATGGAACATTGGTATATTATCCAATTGAAAATACATCATGGGTTGAATCATAGCGTTACCCATCATTTCAACTTCTGTTTTATAGCTTCTTACACCATAAACACTATATAAGTTTTGTCCACCAAAGTGTCTTTGATTTTCAGAACCAGTCTTTGATATGTCATCAATAATTTTAAGTGATTCTTCAGTTTCTGTAAACTCACTTTGGTCTAAGATGATATCTTTAAATATGTTTTGGTTTTGTTGTGAATAAGCCACTTTAAATACCGCTACATCATTTTCATGAGATTTACTATCGGTTTTAAAATCTTTAGGTAATCCCTCTTTAATAGCACCACCAATACATTGTACGTCAAACCCATCATTATCATATTCCGAACCTTGAAAATCTAAATGTTTAGATTTTTGACCGATATATACACAAACAAAACTAGGTCCACATATACCATCTTTTATTGCTTCTTCGTATGTATAGGTATCAAATATTGATTCTACTGTTTTTTTATCATTATAGTTAATGAAAGATGGTAAAGCTATAAAATCAAAATTGTTTGCTGCTAATAGATTAGTGATAGCATCATAAAAACTAGAATTTGGGTTATCGGTTAAATATGTACCTATGGGTCTAGGGTCAACGAAGAAGTCATCACCTATATCCCTAAATGACCTAGTAACAAATCTAAAACTATCAATTAGTTTAGGCGTTATCCTAGATTTTTTAGTTCTTTTTTCTGCCATATGTGTATCAGTTGTGTGTCTTGTTTTTCCACCACCACATTGAAAAATGACATTTTCACCATTAGGTGCATAACCAACCCATTTATCATACACATTTTTACATGTTCTATATAATTGTAATTTAATTATATCTGTATTATCAGTACCAAAAACTTCTTGTTTGTTTTGCTTGGTTATAGCATTTTTATCAAAATTAGCAGCTGATATTATGTCTTTCATTTTATTTAAATACACCTTAACATTACTTTCTGATGTTTGAATTTTTTGTCTAACACCTTGTGCATTAAATTTATCTGAAACAGACCATGCACCAAACCCAGAATTAACAATAATAGTTTCTTCAGTTAGAGCATCAATTATATATTTAATACCATCGTTAGTGCTATAATTACCCTTTAATTCTAAAAATAAACCATCATTATGTAATTTATCATCAACTAGCTTAGAGAAATTTGGTATCGGAGTTATTATAGCGTAATTATCTAAAACTGTGTTATCAAAATCATCAAATAAGGATTTATTTATATATTTTCCATTCGAATCACCTACATATGCAGTTGTGTAAATTTGATTTACCCTATCTAAAAATCTATCATATGTTTTATTATAATCAGTGGTGTTCGTATTTTTGTTAATTATATTTACTAATTCTAAATTACTTTTAATCTCTTCCCAACTAATATAAACATCTTTTCCTTCCACAAAATTTTCAAATTCACTATAAAAAGTATCTAATACTTGTTGTGGTAAATATATAAATAAATCACTATATAAATGAGGGTTACCACCAATAAAATTTGCTGAACTAATTGTTGCTTTATTAATGACTAGAGCATTTCTAAAAAATTCATATCGTTTTATTGGGGTGTAAAATGATGGTTTTGAAACTATTGTTGGGTCAGTTGGGTAATCAATAGGGTCTACCCAGTTAGCATCTGTTTTAAGATTTTTTGAACTCATACCAGACCTCCACACTAAACTACCAACCCAAGCACACCAAAGTCTAGGTGCATGTATAAAACCACCAGTTTTATCAAATAAGTGAATTAATTCATCATCACTAGTACCGTCAAAAAGTTTTTCGTTAAATGGTAAAGTATTTAAAAATAAAAAAGATTTTTTAAATTCAGCATCATTAATTTTGGGTGAAGAATTTTTTTGTCTGTAATATAGTTTACTACCAAATAAACTTAATCTAACTTCCCCAGCATCAAATCCTGCTGTATTAAGAAGTAATTCAATATATGGATAAGATAAACCATTTTTATCTAGTGTTAACATATATCGATTACTATATACGTTTTGGTTATCTTCGGTTGAGTGTAATGGTTTGTTTGGGTTCTCCATTTTTTTAAGCTCATCTAATCCAAAGTTCCTAGTTTTTGGGTTATAAACATATGGTTTATCATTTTCAAAATCATATTTAAATGGTTTTGGGGCTTTTTTGTTTCTACCATATGATATAAAATTGGATAAATTTGTTTGACTATTAACAGAGTCTTTTTCATATATGTTATATTCAGCATAGAATAAATACATCAATGGTGATTTTTTCATTGATTCTCTAAATGAATTTTTATCACTATTATAATCCATGTATTTAAAATCTTGCATACCATATGGTCCATTAAAAATACTATAAGATGATTTATCAGCTTTAACCAAAGCTTTATAGCTTACCGTATCGTTTGTTTCACCAACATCACCAATAACACCATCGTTATTTGTTGAGTTATAAGTATCAATTGATATTATATCGATATATCTACCACCATCCAATGGTTTAGGTCTAATACCTTCATTTTTGTTTCTAGTATAATTTGTTAAAAACACACTACCATCATCAACTTTTTTTGATTGTAAATCATCAACTTTTTTGGGCCAATCACCAATAAATGTATCTGAAATAGGTATTGCTTTTATGTTAGTGTCTGTATTTTGACTGATGATATAATCATAATAATAATTATAATTATCTTTAATTAATACCCTTTCTCCTTTCCCATTTATAGTACCAACTTTAGTTGTTACACTAGTGATATCTGCTTGAGTAACATTACCAAAAATTGTTTGTATATTTAATTTTACCGAATTTGATATTGTTTTATTTTTTATAAAGGCATTTGCATCAGCTGTTGCCATTGTAACTATAGCGTCATTATCTATAAGTGTTGGGTCGTGTGTGTAACCCATAAATGTAATCATTCTAATTAACATTAAATTAATAACGTCGCTAGGTAGTGAAGTATTATCTAATCTATCATATGGTTCTTTATTGTTGTAAATTTTAGTATCAAAAGGGTTTGTTGGCACCCAAAGATTTTGTTGTTCTTGTTCTAATAATGCTTCATCACTAATTTTTTTAGCTTTTAGGAAGGCCATATATAAATCATCAATAAATACTAACTCATTAACAAGTGTCGGGTCGTTTAGAACACCAGGAGTCCCTAAATATTTTTCAACGTAACCGTTTTGAGCGTCATTATCCCTATAGTCTGGCCATGGGTAAAATTTAACTGATTGTTTCAAATCTGAATTACCATTTTGTTTGAATGCCTTTTTTAATTCTTTATCTCTTTCTGGGTGATTTTCAGCTGCTTTTGAGACATCATAAATAATAGATAGAAAAACCTCAACTGCGTTGGTGAAAACTTCAACTATGTTCCTAACTGTAGGTTGGAAACTTAACGCATTTGTTATGTTTTTTTTAATAGTCTCACCTAATTTTAATTGTGTTTTTTTCTTTTCTTTTTCTAATAAATTTCTTCTTTTGTTTAAAATCGCAAAAAGTTTTGACATGTCCATAACATCAAACTTAAAATTATTACCAATTTCAGTTTTACGACTAATTACTTTATTGGTTATGTCATCTGGGTTAATAAAAGTTTTTAGAGGGTAATATTTTATTAATTTACTACTGGTTATAAATTCCGTAGCTTCAATAGGTGAATCTAAATTTTTAATTGCCGTATTATATTTTGCTATGTTGTTAGTAATATTTTGATTATATACTGTTTTAAGACCACCCACCTTTTTTTTTTCATCATTACTTGATGTACTATATGCTGTTGTTACAATATATTGATATGCGTCTTCACCACTTAAATCAGTTTTAACATCAATTTGACCTAATTGGTTGATATCATTTTTAATTAATTGTATGTATTCTAAACCATCATCAATATTTTTATATTTAGCAGCATCTGGGTCATTGGTACCTATTTTAGATAGGTTTGAATCTATTTGACCAATTTTAATCATCAAATCGTTTAGGTTTAATGTTTTAACATCTTTGTATTTTTCAACACCTCTTTCAGTGTATGGAATTGCTTTAAGTATCCCTAATAACATATCGGATAACATAGCATAAGTATAACCAATAAAATTGGCTGTAATCTCAAAATTTCCAGTTTGTGAATTGAATTTTGAGTTAAATTTTGTCATGTGTAGACAGTATTTAACTGGTTTACCATAATACCCTTTGATTGTTAACTCATATAATGGATATGGTAATTGGAAAAAAACTGAATACTTGTTTTCATGGTTATTTAACTGAGATTCGTTCTGAAATATACTACTACCTCTAAGGTCAATAAAGTTTATCGTAATCATAGGTGCATATGACGAATTGAAGTCAATATCAATGTTAGTGATACCTAAATTTTCACTACTACTAGGTGTATCTTTATCGAATACTGTCGTTAAATCAGTGAATTTTGATGTTAATACTTTTTGACCATTAACTTCTGTACCTTCAATGAATGTAACCTTAACAGTATTTGAGCTTTGAGCTGTATTGGTATCAATGTTACTACTTAAAACTGTTCTACCTTTTTTCATTGTGGTTAATTGAACTGATATAGTTAAATCTTCCAATGGTACGGACATATTATTCGAGGAATCTTGACCATAAAAATTATTAGGGTCTATTAATTTAGTTTTACCACTACTACATCCAATTCTGTTATTCGCCATATAATAAAATATGATTATTTAATTCCGTTATGTATCTTTGCATAGCATCTTCCAACGGATAAGGTATTCTTATCTGTGTTAAATCTGGTATATTAAACTCTAAACCACCGAATTGTGGGTTTGCGAGCATAATTAACCAACCACTATATGGATTAAGATAATACATATTACTCATTTTGTCAAGTCTACTGAGTCCTTGTTTGTAAACTACCTTCTTATCAGATGGTGATTCTGGTATCTTAACACCAACAACTGGTTTCATATTTGCGTTCTCTCTGAACTTTCCGTAACGGTCATAATAAACTGCCATAATTATATTATTTTATATTGTTGTTATTGTAAACATACTTTTAGCGACAATTTCATTATTATATAAAACATTTAGAATATAATCACCATTAGGTATATCTAAATACGTTAAATTTTGTAAATCTTTTTTATCACCTAAGAAAAAACCATTAGTAAATAAATCACGACCATCTTTTAACCCAACAACATCTATTTTTTCCTCATATAAATAAGGTGTATTTTTCACAACTAAACCTGGTACATTTTGTATCCTAATTATCAAACCTTTACCTACAAATGTATTAAATGGTGTTGGGTTAGTTCCGTAATCTAAATTTTCACTAGTTAATTTTAACTCAATTCTTCTAGCTTCCAAACTACCAACATTATTTGAAAAATTAGTTGATTTAATTGATGCAATACCAGTTATTTTAGGTGTTGGTTCTTCTTTGGCTTCTTGAACACCGTCAGTAGCCTTATCACTAGATGCAACTTGGTCTATTTCTGGTATGATTGTATCTATTGGGGGTGATGTTTTAACACCTTTGTTTAGATTATCATTATATTTCTCATGTGCTTCGTTATTTATTTCATAATCACTATTGGCCTTTTTAGCGGTTATAGGATTTTTAATTTTAGATAAATAATCAGCCCTTACATCATATACATGCGTATTAGCAAAATAATTGAATGATAATGCATTCTGTAATTTATTAATAGGCCCTAATAATGTAGAACCACCAATAAATTTAAATGACATATTAACGTTTGCTATCATAGGTTGAACACCAATACCTTCTGGGTTTAAATCCCAAACCAAAGGTTCATAATCAAAACTAACACTATCTATTATAATTTTTGTGTTGTAAAAATCACCAATCCTAAGTATACATACTGGTGGTCTACCAAATGCTAAGTTATTTGCACCTTGTTCTTCCAATGTAGGTCCTTGTCTAGTGCATTGTAATAAAAATGTTAATCTAGCGTTTAATCCTTCTGGTGTTGTTGAGTGAAATGCTGGGTGAAAATATTTAATCTTTTCTCTAAACTTATCGAATACAAAATCATCGTCTTGTTTAAGTTTTTCAAAAAATCCACATTCACCATAAAATGGGTTTTTTATTGTCGTTTTTCTAGCTGTTTTTTTAACCGTTAAATCTTTTTTATCCGAAAGTAAATTGTAATCAATAGCAAAATAAATTTCAACGTATCTATTTCTTTTACAAGGTTCACTATCTTGGTCTGCATCTGAAGCTTCACAACCTTTTTCTTTGTCTGATTCTGTTTTATTAGGTATTTTTCTTATTCTTTTTTCAATATTTTTAACATTACCCATATTTGTAAATAAAATATCAATTATTGTATCAGCTCTTTTACTAGCTAATTCATCATTTGCTGTATTTTGACCTGGTACACTAGCCCAACCTTTAACCGTGACAATAACACCTTCATTTTCATCCTTATTTAAATATTCACCAATAGCAATAGCTAATAAATTTAAATCAGTGTAATCATTACCACCAAAACTAAATTTATTTATACCTAAATCTTTACCAGTATTGTAAGTTCTCTTACTAGTTGCTTGTCCTGCAATATATTGATTAGCAAGTGCTCCAGTACCATTTTCATAATCTTTATAATATGTGTAAACATCATTTGGAAAATAATAAAAAATAGGTTCTGCTGTTTTAATTTCTTCATCAACAAATTTTTGGTCACTAGGTGTATATTCTTTCAATATTTCATCTAAATCATAACTAGTCATTGTATTACTAAATGATGAACTAGGGTCTATCTCACCAGCAAAGAATGAAGCAACATAATTATCATCAACTGTTGACCTTCTATCAGAGAAAGAATTTATATAGGTTGGATGGTCGACAACAACTTTGAATGATAAAGTACCACTTCTTTCTGTGTTGCTATATGTATATACTGATTCACCTCTACCAATAAATTTACTAGATTCCCATTCAACATTGTTATTTTCACTAAATTGAATGTCGTAAGGTGGGAACCACATGATTCTACCTTTCTTCCCAGTTAATAAATCACCACTACCCCTTTCACAAGGTAATAGATTATAATATTGGTCATTCCAAGCTAAGTTTTCTATAGAGAACATAAATTTCTTTGGGTCATCTACAACATCAACATATGGTGATATTTTAGGGAATCCATTATCATCCAATACACTACCTTCCATTTGATGTCTGTATGGTACTTTACCTTTTTCATCTAATCCTCTATGTCTAATAAGTTTAGAAACTTTATCATATCTATCCAATGTAGTCCAAGCTCTAGCGTATGTTCCTTCAGCATCAGCATTGATTCCTTCTTTATAACCTTCTGGTTTAAAGTATTCTTTTTTAAGAACAGCACTACCTTTAGACATACCGCCACCATTAGTTGTTTGAATTTGTGAAGGTTTAGCTTTCATATCACCCTTTACCGATACCATATTAAACATACCAGTACTATCAAATAATTTTTGTGTTTTATCTAGTAATGATTTTTTTACACCAGATGTTAAAGAATAATAATCATTTATTCCACCATCTGATGTTGCATTAACAGCACCTTCAACTTTAGATGTCCATGTTTTTGTAACAGCTTTTATATGGTTATCATCCTCAATATACTCTTCACCACCTCTAAACCCAGACTCTTCAGTTTTTCTTTCTCTTTGGAAATTTAATTCTGGAATCAAACCATCACATGATTCTAATGGATTGGTAAGATTACCAAAACCATTACTATAAGCGTAAATATTATCACCAACAATTTGTTTGATTCCTTTATTATCTCTATAACCTGGTGCGTAACCACTTCTAAATGGTTGATAAGTAGGATTATCATACTGAGTTGTACCATTAAGACTTGCCATAGAATTCTTAATAAGACTAACAAATTGACCTTTACCAGTATTCACCAATAAAGCATTAGCTCTATCAATATTCTCAATGTTTCCATTTTCACTAGCAAAGATTGAACCGCCATCAGAAATAAAGCTTCTAGGGAGCGTAAAACCTAAAATCTTAGCTGCACCATCAAAAAACTTTCCTACACCACTAGAGGGTACTGTAATTTGATAATTAGGTCTAAAACCAGCCAATCCATTTCCTTTTATAAGACTCAATACATTATCTTGAATGTTTAATTTACCTAATATCTCTTGTTGAACATTGAATGCGGCATTATTACCTAAAGCCAACGCTAATTGATTTCCACCTATTTTACCTAAGTTGGTATCATTTATTGTCCCAGTAGCACCTAATATCCTACCAACCAATGAACTTCTTAAATCAAAATTACTTGATATACCACCTTGTGTTATTCCAACACCTTGACCATTCAATACACTACCTAGAACATCAGCAGCAGCCATAGCTATACCACCACCTTGATTTAATGCTCCGTATTGATTTGCATATCCTTGACTAGGACTAACACCCTTATGACTCGCTTTAAAGTCCTCATTTACTTTTTGACTATCAATACCTAACGAAGTGTCTTTTTGTTCCTCTGGGACGTTATAAACGTTTTTAAGTGTTGATAACATTGTAAATTCAGCAAATGTTGATTTAGCTAATATACCATAGGAATCAATCAAAGGACTATCTGGTTTCATTGGATAACTTAAAGGTACACCAGCCAAAGGGAAATAAGTTTTACCAAAACTAAAATTACTATAACCATTGTTTAAAACACCACCTATTTCTTTTGGTTGATTTCCAATAATATCAACTAAAGTATCAGCATTTGATGTGTCATTTTTAAATTGGTTATTATTAATGTTTTCTGTATTTTTCCAAGTAATACCATATTGTTCTATATTGAAATATTTTGGAATTACATTAACATTACCATTTACAGATGTATCCAAGAATGGTTCACCAATATGTGGACTAATAATATCTTTCAATTTTGTGGCAGCATACTTGCCTATTGCCGCTGAAAGAAATTGAGGTGGTTTTTGTGAACCACCTATATTCTTCATTAATAGAAAGTCTCTTAACCCAAAATCAGTAGCTGTACGATTTATACTATTCTGATTACCACCAGATGGTTTTGTTGTATAATTATATTGAGAATAATCAAAATATGGCATAACTATTTTTATTTATATATAAATACTAAACTAGTTAACTTTTTATCAAAATAAATACCAAAACAAAAAAGAGGTCATAAAGACCCCTACTT